CCTATTGTACCTTGACTTACACTTGTGTTAAGATAATAAGAAACTGAACTACCTCCACCTGTTGATGTAGGGAAATCAGCTAATGTACCATCTCCTCTTACATATTGAGTTGCATCACCATCTAATGCAGTTATTACACCACTATTAGCTACTACTGGGCCTTGTATTGTCCTAATCTTTGCTGCTCCTGATACTTGTAATTGATTACTCATCTATATATATTTTAAACTACTCTTATTAATTATTTACTATTGGAAAAGGGCTCTTATAAATTCATCTGCTTCTAATGCTCTACCAAATGTTACAACTCCAGTCGCACTTATAAATACTATTTGATCCTCTGTTGGTATTCCAGTTGTAGAAATTTCTCTTACATCTAAACCACCTCTTGATACGTATAAACAAGTCTTTCCTATTGTATCTGTCCAAGTAATAGAAGTCTCTCCACCTGTTGCAATATATTGTTTCATAATAGTTAAACCTCCTGTTGCTATAACCAATCCTCCGTCTATTACCTGTGTTCCTGATATTGAATATGCTCCAGTTCCTTGCAAAGATAAAGAATAGGTAGATGCCCCCTCTACAGGTGCACTTAAACTAAGAGAAGTAATATTAGTCGTTCCACTAATTACTGAATAACCATAGGTATCACTACCATCTGCGTTGTCATTATCTATAGAAAACTTTACTTCTATTGAAGCTCTATCTAATTGTTTCTGCATTAAAGCAAGATAAGAGTAACCACTTAGGGCTACAAACCCATCACAATTAACACTCCAAGATGTAACGTCATTTTTAAACTCTCTAAACCAGGCTGATGTCTGTGATGTTACTTCTACTTGTTCAGTAGATGATTCAAACGTACAGCTTGTAGAAGCTCCCATTGGGGTTCCTAATGGTATAGTTGTAGTTACTTTAGCTGGATTACTAGCTTGAGTATAAAGAGTAATTTGATTAGTTGTTGTACCTGTGTAAATAACCTTAATTAGAAGCCTATCTGTGGCACTTATAGTTGTTTGAGTAACTGTCATTGCCGTAGAATATAAGGTCGTTGTTAGGGCTGTTAAGGTCGTTGCTGACGATGTAAACAACAAAGTAGCGACACTACCATTATATTTATATAATTGATACTGAACCTGAGCACCTGCAAAGGCAGTTAGAATAGAATAATAAGCACTAAAAGTCCAAGTTCCTGCTGGTATCGTAGTTACACCAGGATCTAAAGCATCCGTAATAAACGAAGCTATTGTTCCTGCTCCTGTTTTAGTAAATGTAACCGATGTTCCACCTACCTGGCTTCTGCTTAATTCTTTACATACAATACTATCAAAAGTACCTTGTGCAGTACCTCCATTAAAGTAGTAGATAGCGTTGCTATCATATTCATATAAAACTATATTCGTTCCGTTTATTGCTGATGCCATATTTTAAAATTGACTTGATTCGTAATAATAATCATTTGTTTTGGTACTAGCTATCTCTGTATTTGATATTTGAAGTAATGTTGAATTTATTTGATTGTCTACAAATGAGATTGTAGCATTACCTAACATATATGAATCACTTGCTATATTAATAGGACTTGGGTCTGTGTCAGTAGCCTTTATTAATTTAGAAGCATTAAATATACCATTAGTGGTAGAATAACTAGATAAATCACAATCAAGATTTATTATATTTTTACCATATATGTTAATAAATTGCTGAGTTAATAGTTCTTGCAGACTAACAAAACCTCCACCTGGGCCACCATACCTACTCCAGTTTATAGCTATTGAATCATTAGAAAGATATAAAGCACCAATTTGTATTGGATTTGTATCTGTACCAGTTACACTTTGTGCATAAAAACCATAAGGTACATCTATTGTATTAACATATTGTTTATTGTTATCTGTATAAGCAGTATATACTACTGATTTCAATGTGCTATTAAAGGATAATTGGAAATTACCAACTGTTACAGTTGATGTAGTTGTAGAATCTAGAAAAAACCCAAAACTTAATTGTCCATCTATTGGAAATGGTTTAGATTTTACATTAAAATTAAAAGGAGCATAAGACTGATTAGGGCCTACAAGAGCATTGTTATTTGAATTAGTTGACCAAGAACCATCAAAATCCATATAATATACAGAACCAGCTGTTGGGGTTATAAAAAATTGTACATATCCGTTTACAGCTGAAACGCTACCAAATAAGAATGTCATTGTATAATCTAATGAATCACCTAAAGATACTTTAGGCAAACCTGTATTAAAGATAGTCATTTTACTAGTTGGTGTACCTCCTCTAGTTAATATATAAGTAGCATAATTTTCATCTACATTATCAACAATCACAAATGAATTACCTGTGCTTGTTGTTACAGGATTCCAATTATAAGGCTGATTTGTATTTTGTGATGGTCTCAAATTCCAATTAGTCATATAATTATCAGGATAAGTAATAGAGTTATTAATAACTACTTTATTAAATCCTTTCTTTAATAATTTAACTTGAGAATTATTTATAAAATATAAATCACTTGTGTTACCTGTATAAGCCTGAATAGTACTTAAAGTATTTAAACTACTACCACTAGTCACAACTGTTCCACTTGAGTTGTATTCTGTGTACCAATTATTTGTATTAGCAAATTCATTAATAGCTACTACCCACCATTTACCACCTGCTTGGAATATTCTACAACCAAAGGTTTTTGCTATGTTAGATAAAATCTCTAAGCAATTCTTATATGTAGAAGGGTTTTCTAAGAACGTTCTATATGGAAGATAAGATTGAATAAATGGTTCATTATAAGATTGAACACTTCTATTACTCATACCACTTGAAAAATATGAGCAAACTATTACAATATTTGAATTTGTTGGTTGAAAATCCAAGGCATTAAAACATAATCTCATAAAATATAGAAGATTATTTTTTTCGTTAATGCTTGTATTAAATGTTTGTGGTAAAGCTATATCCTGAAGCATACCAAGTCCATCAATGGCATTAAATGACATTTGCCTTCTACCTGTAGAAAATCCTATACTAACACTATCGCTTAATACCCACCCACACCATTCTAATGTAGCATCTAGATAAAGCTGAGCAAAATATTTTCTATCGTTAAGCGTAACTAGATTAGGTATATTAACTAAATCATCAGTAATATCTATTGTAATTCCTAACTGACTAGCAAATATTGGCTCAAATGGATCATCTGAATTTGGTAAATATTGTAAATTTATATCTACTCCTTGGTATTCGATAACAGTTGGTGCAGAGCCTAAGCTCTCTTGTAAATACAAATAAGCAGTCTTATTAGCCCTTGTAGCAAACGTAAATTTATATTTATTATAATATGCCATTATGAACCTCTTCTTAAGTTTAACGATGTTTCAGACCTATTCAAAGCTAATACTAAATCACTTCCTCTAAGAACAAAACTTCCACCACCTCCACCCATAATATCTTTAAGTTTATCTAATGGAGCAACTACCTCAGGATTAGTTCTAGCACCAGGATATTCACCCATTAATCCCATTGTAGGGCCACTAATAATACCTCCATTGGCAAATTTTGATACAGGGTTCTTTTTTGATACTGAATTTTTTAAGGCAGTACCAGCAGCAACTGCAGCAATACCTACAGCAATGGCTATAGGCCAAGTAGCAGGATCTTTAAATAAAGCATCTACTGCTGCAAATAAACCTGAAACAATTAATAAATGTTTACCAATTTCAATAATAGCATCTGCTAACATAGATATAAATCCATCAAGAGAAAATTCTCCACCTGATAATAAATTTCCAATTTGAGTACCAAACTCAACAAGAGTATTAGTAGCTAAATTATTTAATACATCTGCTAAAGGTGTAAATGCAGCGGCTGTTCCTTCTGCTGAAGCATTTAAACTATTTATTTTATCTTGTAATTTATCTATTTCTTCAGCCGTTCTACCAGCTTGCATAGACATAATTAAATACCCAGCAACAGCTTGTTTATAATCTTCGCCTTGTTTTAAAGGTTCTTTTCTATGACCTTTTAATTGTGCAGATAATCTATTTTGGATAGCATCCATTTCATTTTGAAACTCTCTATCTAAAATCTTTTTCTTTGCTTTCTCATCAGCCTCAGTTAATTGCAATCCTCTTTTTGAACTTTCCTCTCTAATAGCTAATTTCTTATCTTCCATTTGTTGATGAAAGTTAATAGATTTTTGTGCGTAGGTTTGTTCTATATTTGTTAATTCATCATTTGAAGCCTTATTAATTACAGCTTCTTTTAAAGCATTTAATTTTTCAATATCATTCAATTGATTAAAATAATATTCAGCTTGAAATAAATTATCTTTATAATAATTAAATATTGCTCTAGCTAACTCTTCTTGATTTTTTGATACTTTTTGTTTTGATGCTTTTGCTGCTGATTCGTCTTTACCTCCTCCTAATGCAACAGCAGGTGATATTTTTTTTATTTTATCTAATAAATCAATTTTTTGTTTTTGTGCATTATTATAAGCATTTATACTATTAATTACTTTTGTATCTTTTAGTGTTAAACCTTTAGATGCAGCAATATTATCGCCTATTGCTTTATTATTTATATTTAATAAATCTGCAGAGTTTTTAAGTTCTTTTTGTTTGGCTATTTGTAATGGAGCTCCTGACTTTAATTCAGCTTTTATAATAGCTTCTAAATCTTTTTCATACTGTTTTAAAAGTATAACATTCTTTAGATTATCTATATATTTATTATAATATGTATTTAATCCATCTACAGTAGTGCCTTCTAATTTTAAATCCCTAAATATATCAGGATTAATAGATTGTAGTTCTTTTATGGCACGTTTTTTTCTATCTCTAGTTTCGTTTTCATTTTCTAAAACTGCAATTAGTTCATTAACTTTTACTGCTTCATTAGAAACACCTTTTACAACCTCATCTTCTTGTTCTTTTAATTTCTTAGCAGAAGCTGTAACTTTTCTATTATGCTCATCCCAAAAAGTTAAACCTGCAATAATAGCAGAAAATGCTAAATATGCTGCACCACCTACACCAGCAATGCCACCCAATAATGCTGGTAAGTTATTTTGTATACCCCTAAACCCATATGGTAAATCTTGAATAACTAAAGCAAGATTCATATATTGTTGATTAGTTTTTTTAAGAGTATTACCTGACTTATTCATCTTGTCAGAAGTCTTATCTATTTCATTTCCTAATTGCTTTAATTGAGCTTGAGCTTCTTTAGAACCACCTTCTATTCCTTTTAGATATTCAGCAAATTTCTTAGCCGATGCAGGAACATTTCCTAGATCAAAGTCGAACTCAATTTTAACCATCTGATTATCTGCCATTATCCTATAAGTTTATATATGTCCATATTTTTTAAGCACAGTTTGTAATTCATCTTTATCCATTACTCTAGGCTTTACAAAGTTACGAGTATCGCAGTCTAATTCCATAAGCTCACTAGGTTTAACTTTCTTACCTTTTGGTAATTGAATGTTAATTAACATTGTTGTCTGCCACCTAGTTCTAATCCATTTTTGCTCTTCCTCGTGTCTATAACCATACCATACAAAATCTAATTCAGCCATCGTCATCTCCCAAAACAAATGGGGAAGCACTTTGCACTCCCCCATTGTATATTTCTCTATGTCAATCCACTCTAATTTTTTTTTACTCCATCCTTTTTACTTGACTTTGTTGGGGCACCTTCTATTCCGCTTTGCATACTTTCTGATAATGTTGCCATTACTTCTTGGAACTTTTTACTTGCCATTCCTCCCATATCATCTACCCAATCACAAACCTCTATTTCAGTAAAGGTTGGAGTTATACCTTGCGAGTATAATGGATATTCAGCAGCAGCTTTCAGTAAGTTTATAATAGCATCTAAAGATGTTTGTCCACTTAAAGCCTCTCCTATGTCAGAAGGCCCTATGCCTTGTAATTGACAGAATCTTTTAAGACTCCAAGTACAAAAACGCATCGGTATCTTCTTTCCATCGGAAAGAGTTAATTCAAATTGTCCTCTCATTTTGGTTTATTTTTGGTTGGTTATTATGCGTTGGTAGCAATAGTTAATGGCCCTGTTCCTTTGAAAGAAACTGAGTAAGTAACTGGATTCTCCATATCAGCAGTCATATCTACGCTCTCGATAAATGCTGAACCTGAATAAATCACATCACCTGAAACAGGAGTTACACCACCTACTGTTGAGTTATCTACTGTTGTAAATTTAACTGAAACTGCTGTTCTAGCGATTGCTAAAGCATTCAATTCTGCTGTAGTTACATAAGTAGCAACTGTACCAGGAACTACTGTAGCTAAACCATCAGTTGTTAAAGACCAAGATTTTTGTCCACCAATCTCATCAGCCCATCCTAAACTTTGTTTTGTAGATGAGTCTGGAGTATCGATAGCCAAACTTAAAGAGCAAGAAGTTGCGTAACCTATTACTTCTGTTCCGATTAGAACTACTAATGAAGTTCCGTTAAAAATTCCTGTTGTTGCCATTTTATTTTATTTTACTTTTATGTTAATTGATTCACGAAATGATCCATTGTTATCACCCTTCTGAAAACATAAGCTTCATTCACATAGTCAAAGGTAGCAATATTAGAGCTAACTCTCCTAGTAACTATCTTAAAATCAGGTGCTGTGTTTGGATATAATGGAGGATTAACTCCTACAATTACTAAAAAATCATTAGCATAAGTATCTACTGATTTCTGACCAACTTCACCTGCTTTAAAAGTCCTATAAACTATGTCAAATTGAATACTAACATCAAATGAAAAACTTTGTTTGTTACTATTCTCTGCTTGTGTCTGACTACTAATAATCATAAAAGGAGGTTCTACTGTGTCAGGTGCTATGGTATCATAAACACTTAATGAGTAAGAAGCCGATGTAAGCTTATCTATATAAGCCTTCCTTAATGTATATCCGCAGTCCTTCATTTTTTACAAATTTAACGAAATATATTTATATCCTAATTTTCTTAATCTTGTTAACCATCTTACCTAGAACCTCGCTATATGAATTAAACATATATGGTTTATAAGGCCTACCAATTAATTCGTCCTTTCTTACTTTAAAAGTAAGTGCGTATGCCTCTAAATCACTTCTATTAATATTTTTGTATGGGGGTATCCCATAACTATCACCAGTACCAAACTCGACATAAGCAGCATATTTTGTATCTGCAAATACTGATGCTCCAACTCCTTGTGAGTATTCAGTATATCCAATACTACTTTGTAAAAGACCAGTTTTATATGGAACTCTTGCTTTAGCAGCATTAGAAATCTCCTTAACCGAATCATTTATAATCTTTGTAGATTCTTCGGCTATCTTTTTAGGAGCATTATTAATCTTTCTAATAAGAGCATCTACCCCAATAATTTTAGCATTGAAAGTAGCCATTACTTAAGAGTTGAACAACCGATTAAATAATATTGGTTTAAGTCATTTTCGTTAATAATAGAATTAATCATATAAGTTCTTGATTTCCAAGTAATTACAAGAGCATTAGTAAATGTCTTGCCACTAGTATATCTAATTCTAAATAATAAACCATCATTGATATTGTCCTTACCTGCTATATTAGTCCTAGAATTGCTATTAGAGGCCAATTCAGCCCAGCAAGTGTAATAGGGGACTAATGTGTTCACAAAGCCACCAGCACTATCAGATACGCTTGTTTTAGTGTTAAACGTTATTCTATTTCTTAATTGTCCTATCATTATAAGAAGGTACTTACCCTTTTGTAAGGTTTCATTAATTCGTAAGCCGTTGTTAAATTGGCTGAAGGTGTAGTACTTTCAACGCTTGATTCTCTGTATTCGTATAAATCACCTACTAATTTCAATAGAGCTGTTTTCATAGACTCAGGTGTAGTAGTATATCCACAAGTATAAGTAAATCTAAACTCAGTCATAATTGGGGATACCATATAAATCTTTTTATAAGTATCACCTAAAACTCTATAATCTCCAAGTACCATTGCTACCCAAGCAGCACCATCCCAATATTCTACTAATGTAATAGTGTTAATAGGAGCATAAGGAAGCTCTATAAACTCATCTACATAAGCTACTACCTTTAATGTTCTAGTAGACATAGCAACAGCAGCATACTGCTCTAATCTGATTCTAGCCGTTTCTATAAGGTTAGTAATCAAAGTATCATCCTCGCTATAATCTACTCTTAAATAATCTTTGGCTGCCTGTAGGGTAACTATTGTTGCCGAAGGGGCTACTGTAGTAGTTACATCTCTTAGTATCTGCATTATGCTAATTTTTACAAAAATAACTAAAATTTAGTGTAAACAAAAAGGGATAGCTTTTTAGGCTATCCCTTGTATTGTAAATCTAATTAAAGATTAAGCAACGTTACCGAAATCACCATAAATAAACGCACCAGCGTAATAGATAGGTAAAGCGATACGAGCTTCAACTCTTACAGTAATCATATTCTTAGTAAAGTTATCACCATCAAATTCAGAGAACTGAACTGAGATACCTTGATTCTGCATAATTTGAGCACCCATAGACCAGTCACCTACTACAAACTTATCTACTGCGATTGCAGTTGATTTGTAAAGAGGGATACCAGCGATAGATACACTACCATCAGTTGTAACAACTGTAGAAGCAGGTAAAGTATAAGCAGAGTTAGTATTCTTAGTATTCATAATAGCAGCCCAATCAGTTGGGTTAACTAAGATACCTGTAGCAGAGTAGTTAGAAGTTTCTAACTGAGCAATAGCTTGAACTAATTGCTCTACGTCTACTGTAGCAGCACCTGTTGCAGCTGTAGCTACTGGTAAAATACCTTGTAAGTTAGGAGCAGTACCATTACCACTTAAGATTTGAGCATCTTCAGCAACTAAATACTTCTCTAATAAACGAGATTGTAAGAAAGAAGTCATAGCAGGTATATCATCTAACATTTGACGAGAGATACGAACATAACCAGCAATATACTGAGCAGCTGCATCTTTCATTGTAATGTCAAAATCAACTTGAGCTTTAGAACTTCCTTGAGTTTGAGCTGCTGGATCACCTTCTCCACCACTTTCGTAAGGGAAAGTAAATAAACCTTGAGACAAACTACCGATTGGTAATAAGCTTCTTAAATGCACCTTACGAGAAGGTAAAGCATATACTTGATTAGCATATTGACGAGTGATGTCACCTGTAAGGTTAACCGCTTCTGTCATATTACCAACTGCCTTTGTATCCAAGATAAAGCTTGAACGCTTTTGTTCACCACGAGCTAATTTCGCTAAACTATCAGAATTGTTCTCGATAGCTTCAGCAAGGGTAGCATTAAACCCTTTTACTTCTGTTTGATTCATTTTAACACGATTTTGTTTTGCTTCCATTTTTTCAATTTCATCCTTAACAACTGAGATTGAAGCTTTAGTAGCTTCTAAGTCAGCCTTAACGCTTTCTAATGCACTAGCATTATCAGCCTTCGCACTTTCGATTGCTCCGTTTACTTCGGATTTAATGCCTTCGAATGCACTTTTAATTTCTTCTACCATTAGTTAAAAATTTTAAATGATTGTAAATATTTGTTTACCTCTAGCTCGATAGAAATCATCGGATCAGCTTCCTCAGTTGGCAATGCTTCTTCAGCGGTTGGCTCAGGTGTGATTGACTCTTCATCTTCCATCTCAGATAGATATTGTTGTAATTGTTTAAGTTTAAGTTCTAACAACTCGAATGTTTCGTCAGTAAAGTGTCCATTTCTCAAAGACTTAATGGTCTTACCCATCTCATCTACTAGAGTTGACTTAATCTGACTTTTAACTCCAACTGTTGGTGTATTAGCGTTTGCACCCCACAATACGGAACTTCCCTCAAACAATTTAATTTCATTAATTTCATTGTATCCTGATTTCGCTTGTGACTTAATAGTCTGAAATCCGATACTATGTTCTGTGATATGACCTTCTTTATATAACTCATATAGGTCATTACCTAATGTCGTATTAGGTATCTTGACACTTGCTTTTAAACCATACGCATCTTCACTCATTTCAAATGGTTTAGCAATAGGCTTATCTGTAGAGTGGTTCATTAAATGCCATACTCTGTTTTTAGCCTGTGGGCCATTCTCTTTTAAGGTTTTAGTAAAAGCACCTGGTGTAATAATATCACCATCGCTATCTACATTACCAAATGCAGAATAGTAGACTGTAATAACTCTACTATTGTCTTCCATATCTATGGGAGAACCTTCAATCGACTTTTTGTTATAAAAATTACTCATATTTATTTGTTTAAGCTACATACACCGTACAGCATCGGCAGTTGCAGTTATTTACTGCTCCACCGTTCTCATCGTGTGCATATTGCATTTCAATTACACCGTATTTAGGAGTGTTTACTAGGAATGGTTGATTCACAGGTATTCTTACTCCACCATCATCAGGATTCGTCTGTCTATCTAAGGCTTGATGCCAAGCTCTAGGTAGTGCTACATACTCAGCGTGAACCCATTGTTTAAGCAAAGGTATATTAATTCCTCTTGTTGCTCCCATCGCACCTGTACTTAAAGCTTGATGAGTTTCTGTTCTTGCGATTAATAAACTCCTTGCGTTATTTATTTTTCCTTCTCTAAGAAGCTGAATAGCCATTTCGTTTATTTCGTTTGCAGAAAGATTATTATCTCTTCCGTATTGAATAACGTTATTAAGAATCCTAGCTATCTCGTTATCCGTTGTATTCTGAATCCCAAACATCTTAGGGCCACTAATGGCTGTCCAATAGGATAACATAAATGCTAACCACTCGTCTAAGATATTCAAAGGATCTAAATCTATTGCTTCTTCTTTCTTATACTTGTCAAATATCTTTTGATACCTCATTGCTGTGTATCCACCTGTACCTTCGTACAAAGTTCGTAAAATATTGGAAACTTTGTTATTGTCGAAAAATGTCTTGTTGAAATTAACCACCTGGTCTACACCTAGTTCTTTAACCAACTCTGCTGCTTTGTTAAAATCATACTGCAATGCTTCCTTTAATTTAGGAGCAAATTCGTTTATTGATTTTCTAGCAATCTTTTGTTGCAGGTTAAACTGCTGAGAAGGTTGTAAGATTTTGGACATTAACCATTCTTTTTTGCATCTATTTTTTCAATCATCTTACCTGCTGCTGTAAAAATAGCAGTTTGATTATTTTGAGCAGCTCTTTGTCTAATGGCTCTTAATCCTTGTCTATCTACTGTTTTAAAGTCAGAAGTATAAACATAACCATAATGTGCTTTTGTTTCAGGGTCTGCATTTGTGTCTACACCTAAATACCATTGAGAAAACTTATCAAAACCATTGGCTTCTAAATAAGCATTTTCCATTTCAGCAGTTGGGTGTTCCCAAGTAGATGGTTCTTTAACATCACCACTAGCAATCAAAGAATTTGCGTGAGCAATTCCTTTAGGGTTTGTCTTGTTAATTGATTTAATGTCTAAGCTTGTTAATAAAGCTTTTAGTAATACATCGAATGATTTGAATTCCATATTTATTTTATTTTACAGGGGGTACATTATAATCACCTTGTTGTTGAGCATTACGAGGATCTTGTAGCATTGTAAGTTCCGCTATTGGTAAATAACCAGCAGGAATATAAATCTCATTCATCGTATCGTCTTGAACAGTATCATAACGCATAGCTTGTCTTTTCTCGTTTGGAGTAATCCACCAAGATTGAGATAAAATAGCAGATAATTCTTTCATATCCTCTTGTAACTCTGGGAATACAGTAATATCAAAATCGATATAATAACCTTGTCCAATTTCACTTTCAAAGAATCTATTAAACGCATCACGAATTAAAACTAATTCAGGAAGTACTACTTGTGTAAGCATTTCCTTCTTAGCTTCCTTCATATTGTTGTAAGTCTTATTATCAGGATCATTAAACAACGCAGAGTTAACTCCGTACACATTACACAACTCACGAAGTGTAATCTTCTCTGATTCTAGTAACTGAAGGTCTACAGGAGATAATCCCATATTCACCCAACCTAACTTAGCACCAGCGATTAAAATTTGTCCTGCGTTTTGTACTATCTTATTTTTAGTTCCGTACTGATTGTAAAAATCTTCTTTTAACTTACCAGCTTGTTCAGGGCCAAAGTCATTTGACTCATCTGCATACAAGATACCTTTAGGGCCTTGATTCTGCAACATACCTACAGAGGTATCCTTAGCATCGTTACTGCGTTGAACAGTTCTGTAAGCAGCTTGTAAAGGCGACAAACCATATAATTGTTGTCCATTAGTGTTAAAGTAAGGGTTGAAGTATTTTAGATGTATAACATCCTTTGCATCCAATTGATCCCACCCAACTAATGTGAAAGAGTATCCTTCAACCCCATTGATAGTACCATCGCTGATGATGGCTACATATTGGGATGGGAGCACAACTAGTTCGGCAACCTTACCATTGGACAATCGATTCGCCCAGATATAAGAGTTGCCTGTTATAAGCTTATAGCCTATAATATTCTCTAAAAGTTCTGATAAAGATTGATATGGATTTGGTTTTTCTAATAACTTATTCAAAGGGCTATCGGCAATCTCATCTACCGCCTTCACTCTTACTAATTCTGCTTTAGCTATATCTGCACCAGTTGATGCGTTAGCCATCATCGCCTTATAAGTATTTAGGTCTTTTTTGTTCTTAACCTTATAAACATAAAATGGAACTGTAGAAATAGTTTTAGAGATACGCTTAATGATAGAATAGACTTCGCTATTGTTATCATAGTCTTGTACGAACTTCTCATAATCCAAATTGGGGTAAAGTGTTCTACCGCCAATAAACCCGCTGAAATCAGAGAAGGGATTATTAAGAGTTGTTTTTATTTTAGTGGCTGCCTTTTGTTTAAAAGGATTCACCGCACTTAGTATGTCCGTTAACTTCACTATAAGATATTTTTACAAAAGTAACAAATTTTTAGCCTAAACAATCCAACCTCGCTTCGCTTTTGCATATTTGGAATAAATAGCATATCGCATAGCATCCATTAAATGGTCTCTAAACTTAACAGGCTCATCCATTGTATTGCCATCGTGGTCAGTCTTCCATTTATAATTTTTAATCTCATCTAGTAAATCCAAGGATTCTGATTTAACGAATAGTGGGAAAGATTTTACCTTATTGATTCCTGCAAACACATCTTTGGTAGCTGACTTCAAATTAAACCCTGCTTTATTTACCTCAGCTATTGTTTTAGGTTCAGCAGCATCAGCGAATATCTCATCTCTACGAGATAGTCCCATAGACTTAAGACGATCTATTAAAAGCGAAGTAGACATTTTAGTATCATATATCAGTTGCTCGACATATATGTCACCATCGAAGTTTTTACACCTTACTAGGGCTGTTTGATTGTTATAACCAAAGTCAAGGCCATAGAAAACATCTCCACCCTCAGGGAAATTCCTTCTTCTTCTCCAATGCGAATAAATCGTGGCCTCACTAATGGCCCTCTCTCCTAGTCCGTAAACTCTCCAATATTCGTGGTCAGCATCTTTAAGCCTTTCAATCTCAGCAATAATATTTTTATCTAAAAATGGGTTGTCCTTATAAGTCGTAATCGTAAAGTCGGTATCTTCTCTAGGAATGACTTTATCGTAAATCCAGGAGTAATAATCCGAAGGATTATAGTCAAGTACGATTTTATCCGTAGTTCTTAAGGCTAATTGCATCCAAGACTCATAATTAACCTCATTTGCCTCGTTTATGAACAAATAATGCCTTTTACGACCTCTAATCTTCTGAGGCTGGTCGGTAGAGACAAATTCTACCGTATTGCCATTTAAGAAATATAAATTCTCTGATTTATTGTGTTTTTCCTCTGAGTATAGCCCATATTTAGACAATATCTCAATAAAGTCCCTCATAACGGAACCTTTGATGCTCGGTAGGGATGAACGGCAAATAGTTAAGGTTTTACCCTTCTCTTGTAGTAGCTTTACTATAAACCAGGTAAGTACGTTGTAAGTTTTACCTGACCTCGTTCCTCCTTGCATCACAGAAATTCTTTTCTTAGATTCGTTCAATACCTGAAAGACGACATTGGTGGTTACTTCCATAGAAATAAATTAAAATTTTTGGTTTGCTCAAGTCAAAGCTAATACTTTTC